TTGAAAAGATATTTTGTTCGTCGTGAAGATAAATTCATGCGAGCGCCATTAGAAGAAAAGTCAATTAAGAAAATGTTGACTGTTTGTACGAGATCACGCACTATTTCACTTGATGAACAGTGTGCTGAGATTATTGATAGCGCTTGTCGTGAGTATTTTCAATACGGACGACGCACGTTTAATAAAAGACGTGCATTTTTGACCAAATTACTAGATCAACGCAATTTGTGGGGTTATCTAAATAGAGATAATTTGCCTACTTATGATGAACTGAAGTTTATGTGCTATGGTGATGAAGCGGTTGCACAATCAGAAATGATTGATATACCAATTCGTGAGCAAACCACAGTTCCGTTTATTTTCCGTTTTTTGTTTATGGTTATTATTCTAGTATTAGGTTTTTTGAAATCCATCAATTTTGACTGGACTAAGCCGTTTGTTATGGCTTATCGCTGTGCTATAGTTCGAGCAGATCCAGTGTACGGTGCACGTTTTAGACGTGTTTGCCAAGACGCATTAGATAATAAAGTTAGAATCCAACGGAGTCAAGATATTCACCCTGATTTTAAGAGTCATTTTATAAAACACATTGACCTTCAATTTTTTACATGGGTGACTGGCCCTGATGTTTATTCGTTAGATCCACGATTGACACCTGAATGGAGTACTTTTTGCGTCCAGCATAAGTTATTGCTGAAAGAGATTCGTTCTCATTCGTTTACTGCGATAGCTCAGTCTGAGATGGTATCAGATCACATTTTACGTGCCCAGTCAGCTCCAGAAATTCGTGAAGATTCTGATTCTGATTCAGATATGTCTGAGTTTTTTATTACTGATGAAGCTTTCCAAAGTGCATTAAATGCAATTAATGATGACGATGATTCATATGAAGATTACGTCCAATGGAGTGAGCGTTTCAGTGGCGATAGACTAGTCGATGAGTCAGAGGAGCCTGAGCATCGTGATGGAGCCGACATTTATGATAGTTGTGTGTTATTTACAAATTGTTTTTGTATTGCACGATATGGTACTTTGTACCGCGAGCTTACATGCACACGTTGTCATTGCCAGTATGGCAGTAATTGTGAGAGTGCCGAATGTAACAAGGAAAACATTTCAGTCACACAAGCATAGTCAGGAACGACTTTAAAAGAACTTAGTCCGAAAAAGACGTATAAACTATGGCAGTTAATGACTGCGCAATTTTGATATAGTGCACTGCACTTAAATTTTATATTATTATGGTAAAAATACATTTTAAAATAGATGGTTTTACACGTACCATAAACGTGTCACCAATTAATGCTCTGAGGTATTCTAGATTCACTCCATGTGAACGTCAATGGTTAGTTGATGCCATTATGGATGACGAATCTATTGTGCCAGATGAGCTCATTTGTTTTATTTATAATCTGGACCCTACGTCCAGTGCTTTTAGAGCTCCCGTTCCGATAGCTACGGCTCAGTCCGAGGCTGTTGATAATGTGGGAGCTACTGACACTTCTAATGAGGTCGAACAGAATGTCCAGTTCGCAGATGCTGAAGAGCAAATTGATTTGGTTGTGGGTAATATGACCACTGACCAAACTTTTGATCAAGGTGCTCAGGCTAATGCAAATCTGGCAACTTTTTTATCTAGACCCATAGAGGTATTTCGGCGTGAGTGGGCTGTTAATTCGCCTACTCCTTTTGTTGATGTGTTTAACCCTTGGGCCTTATTTTTGGGTGACCCACGAGTGTTGAATAAACTTGAAACGTTTAAATTGTTGCATGGG